TTATTTAAAAATATTAGCAACCGCATTTGATGCTGCTGCTTTCATTTCATCGTTATAATGCACATAGGTTTTCATAACCATTTGTGGCGTATCACCAAGTAACGATGATACAGTTTTCACATCTAAACCATTTGCTAATAGCTTTGTAGCATAGGTATGTCTTAGGTTATGTGCTGATAGGTTATCTCCAAAGCGTTTTAAATATGTATTGATTTGCCATTTAACACCATTCTTTTTATATGGGTTCAAAACTAAACTGTATTCAAACTCTAACTCATGTGATTTGTATTCTATAAGTATATTCTCCAGTACAGGCGGAATTGGCAAAATTCGCACCGAATTGGCGGTTTTAGTTTTCTCAAAGGTAATTACACCTTTTCTGAAAGAAAGTTGCTTATTGACGTGAATTTGACGATTTTCTAGGGATATATCATTCCAAGTTAGTCCATATACCTCACTAAAACGCATTCCAGTATATCGTGCTATCTGTAGGAAATAATATGCTTGTGGATATTTTTCCCTCATGTACTTGGCGAACTGGTTTAAATCTTCATCGGAGATTGTATGGATCATATTCTTTCGTTCGATACGTGGCAACCTAACACCATCACATGGGTTATCCGAAACTATCTTATATGGGTTGATAGCTATATAGAATATCCTTTCCACAACCTTGTAATACGAATTAATGGTAGCAGGTGATGTAGCCATTTTATTTATTGCATTCTGGATATGTAACGGCTTAACATCTGACAACTTCATATCGTGGATAGACTTGAAAGCACACACAGCATGGCGATACATAACTAATGTATTGTGCGTAACGTGTGCCTTTTTTATTTCAAGGAACATATCCGCAAATTCCCTAAAAGTTAATTCTTTCAAGGTTACATCTTTGGTTAAGAGAGCGGTTTTATCTAATTCCTTTACTATAACGTGTCCGTATTCCTTAGCCTCACGTTTAGTTTTAAAGCCTTGCTTAGACTTCTGTTTCCATTTATAGCCGTCTTTATAGGCTACAATGATTTGAAAGCCTTTGTCTTTTTTTCGTATTGTAAAGTTATATTGCATAATGTACCTCACAATATATGCGTGTAGAAGTTTATTCCATCAAACTCTATTTCCCTTGCGTGTGCCATGCGTTCTAACAAATCAATATTAGCGTGGCTGAACATATCATCATTTAATATATGACCTATCTCATGTAATATACCTTTACGTTGTACATCAATAGGTTTATCACTATTAACGAGAATGGTATAAGTACCATCATCGTTTAAAGTAAGTACTGCATTTTGAGTAGGTCTTAACTTAGTGTAAATCAAAACAATATTCATAATACTTAACCCCCTTATGGGAGTATTGTATCTCATGAAATGGGAATGAAATTACACATGCTTGTCATTTTCCCAATAAATTTTATTTAAACCCTGTAGTTCAGAAAAGAGTTGCCACATATTACGTTTAATGTAACTACCGAAATAAAAGATTAGCGCAACCGCAATAGATGAACCAATAAAAACCGCCATTAACCAATCTTTTAATAACGCAAATAAAGTTACTGAAATAGAGATAGATACAACAGAAACAATTAAACAAGGTACTTGCATTGAATTAACACAGTATTCTGTGATTTTTTGTTTATCATATTCACTCATTGAGTCATCCTCTTATCTTTTAGTTTCCGATATTTTTAATTGTATGAAACAACCATACTAAAACAGAAGTTATCCATATAGACATTGAAGAAACAATACCTACGCTTAATATAAAGTTAGGTTTGTAATTAATAAATAATACATTTAGTAGAATTGAAATGATTAACCACGGAACAAAAACGCTATAAGGTTTATTTTGCTTAGAATAGAATAATATAAATAATATAGTGGCAACGATACCTACAATACCTGCAACAGTAGGATAACCAAAGAAATAAGCAACTATAGATATAACAGAGAATAGTAATTCCATATTATTTGCCCTCACGTTTCTTTAACATTTCAATAGTGTTGATTACAAAAACAATGTCATCCTTTGACATATTTTTACTGGCATCAAACAGTAATTTCAAATTTGGGTTATCTTTTACCGCTTGTGCATATTCAGTTACAGATGGATCATTATAATATGGTTGATTATCAGAGTATTTGTTTTCGATTAAGTCCGCTTTATTTACTCTAAAGTAATTAGCTAGTCTTTCAATCTTATCAATGCGTGGATAGTTATCACCATTCAACCAACTTGCTAGAGTTGTATAAGAAATATTATTATCGTTAGCTACTTCATTTCTTGTCTTTTTATATAAATTCATATAATATCTTAGGTTTTTAGCGAATATTTCTTTATTTCCTAAATCACTCATTGTTTTTACCTCACTGTGATTTTTAAAATTTTTATTTACTATCTATATCATATATTTAAACTGTAAAAAAATCAATATTTTTTAGTTATTTTACAGAAAAACTGTTGACATTACAGTTTAACTGTAATACAATACAATCAACAAATGAATAAAGCGAGGTGATAAATTGACACAAGAAACATTTGTTCAAGATGGAATGACACTAAAAGCTGCTAGAGTGAACGCAGGTTTAACGCAAAAAGAAGCAGCAAATAAGCTTGGTGTTAGCGTTTATTCCCTAATCAATTATGAAAGGGGAACATCTTCTCCAAGCGTCAATGTATTAAAAAAAATCGAAGAACTGTATGGTATTCCATACCATCGAATTATTTTTTTGTAATAAAATTACAGTTTAACTGTAATTTTGAAAGAGGTGATTGGGTGTTAGTACAAAATCAAAAAGATTTGAAGCTAGCCATCAAAAGATATGACCAAAAATCAACAAGGTTTGGATGGGCTGGCAGAAACGATGAGTACGCACAATACTGGCGAAAACTCATCAAGGCTAAATGGTCTGAACGCCATCAATCAAGATGGAACAAGAAAGTTATCCTATCTTGGGTAAAGCTAGCTAGAACGGCTGATTTACACGCAAGGAATGAAATGAAATGGAAAGCCTAGTATATACAGCTAGCCAAGTAGCAGAACTATTTCAAATTTCAATAACTGCAGTATATGACCTAAGAAATAAAGGCAAGCTAAAACAACTACCGAATGTAAGTGGTGTTAGGTTTAGTAAAAAAGAGGTCGAAGCACTAGCAGGAGTTGAAAGTGAATACTCTGCTATTGGTTACAGAAAGTTGAAAAACGAGGTAGAACGATTAGAAAAAGAAAACAAAAGGTTAAAGAGTGAAATAAAAAAAATCACCAGCCAAATGCTAGTGATCGTAGGAGAAGATTTAAATGATTAAGTTGTGTTACGCACTACGAACAATAACAGGGTTACTTGCTATTGGTGCGGTAGGAAGTATAGAACTAGACCAAATAGGCTTATGGACTGGTTTTTTACAAATGATGTTAGGTATAACCACATGGCTATTAACCAGCTATTGGCTAGATGAATGTAAGATTTATGCAAATAAAAAAGTCCGCTAGTGAAAAGTGTAGAAGAAGTTTAGCGGACTTTGTGTAGAGATATTGGAAAATACTCTACTTGTATTTTAACACAAGGAGATTTTGAATGCCAAGTTTATATGAACTAAATAAAGATTATAAAGAGTTGCAAGCGATGTTAGAGGTGGCTGAAACCGAAGAGGATATGCAAGCCATCCAAGATACTTTGGATATGTTAGATTGCAGCATCGATGAAAAAATCGAAAATACTGCAATGTTTATCCGTAACCTAAAAGGTGATATTCAAGCGTTTAAGGATGAGTCCAAACGGCTAAGTGCTAAAGCTAAGACTTTGGAGAATATGACAGAACGATTGAAGAATAACATTGATCATGTCATGAAAGAAAACCAACTAACAGAAAAGAAAGTTGGACAATTCAAGTGCTACTACAAAGCAAGCGAAACAGTAGAAATCGATGACTTGTATGCATTGCCTGAAGAGTTTAGAAAAACAACAATTACTGCTGACAAGGTGGCAATCAAGAAAGCAATTAAAGCAGAACAAGAAGTAGCTGGTGCAAGAATTGAAACACATATGAATTTACAGATTGGTTAGGTAAAACATGGAATTTATAGAAAAAATAGTAGCTATTCAATCAGAACTAAAAGCACCGAAAGGACAATACAATTCCTTTGGTAAATACAATTACCGCAGTTGTGAAGATATTTTAGAGGGTGTTAAACCTCTACTTGCTAAACATGGTTTAGTGCTAACCATTCAAGATGAAATCGAATTGATTGGTGATAGATACTACGTAAAAGCAACGGCAACTATCACGGATGGTAAAGAGCAACTATCTACAGATGCATATGCTAGAGAAAGCCTTGATAAAAAAGGTATGGATGCATCACAAGTAACTGGTTCTACATCGTCTTACGCTAGAAAGTATGCGTTGAATGGACTGTTGGCAATCGATGATACAAAAGATGCTGACACAATGGACAATAGCAAAAAGCCAGCACAACAAACACAAGAAACTGTGTATAACTGGCAAACTCTAAAAGCTAGAGCCACACAAGGCGGTATTAGCGAAGACGATTTAGTCCATTATGTAACGGAAACTTTAAAGGTTAAGAAACCATCTGAACTAACACAAGAGCATTACCAACAAGCATTTAACTGGGTAAATGCTCAAAGGTACGCTAAACGATGAAGTGGAGCGTAAAAGGTATTGAACTGTTACGTTCGCAGCTAGGGGTAATGGTGGTAGTGCCTGCACCACATGACAATGATTTATCAAAGATCACTACTGATACCGAATATACAGTAGAGATTAAAAAGAAGTCTAAAAGCCGTAGCCTTAATTCAAATGGTTATGCTTGGTTGTTATGCCAACGCATAGCCAATGAGTTAAGCAAAAACTCTTATACATCAAAAGAGGATGTATACCGCAAAGCAATCAAAGATTGCGGACATTTCTCATATGTACCAGTACGTGAAGATGCCATAGAGAGGTATATCCAAATATGGCAGGCACATGGTATCGGTTGGTTAGCAGAAGATGCTGGCGAATGTCAAAGCCTCAAAGGCTACCACAACATCATGTGTTACCACGGCAGCAGCGTATATAACACAAAAGAAATGAGCCGATTAATAGAGTGTTTAGTCGATGAATGCGAACAACTAGGTATCAAGTTAGAACCTAGTGAGTACATTCAATCACTCATAGAGGGGTGGGAGAGTGAACAACAGAAAGAAAAGGGATAACAAATTATATTCGATAACACGAAAACAAGCCTATGAACGTGATAACGGACAATGCGTTATATGTGGCTACAGGGCAGAACAATGCCATCATATAGTGTTCCGTTCACAAGGTGGTTTGAGTGAATTAAGAAATCTAGCTTGCTTGTGTATGCAATGCCACAATCAAGCGCATGGTGTGTTCGCAAAAGAGATACGCAAACACTTATTAGAGGAAATAGAAAAGAGGACTGATGAATATGAAAAAATACAAAATTAATGGATATGAAAAATTGGATATGGTAAGAGCATTAATCAATGCAAGACTTGGTTATTACAAACGTAAACAAGGAGATAAAACATTTCATCAAGATATTATCGACGAATTAGAGTGTATCAATGAAGTTGTCTATGCTGGGTTGAACTCGTTCTTACGTGAAGTTGTAGAAGAAAAATTAAGTAAGGAATAGCCTATGGCAGAACCTAAAAGATATTTTTGGTTGAAGTTGCATAAAGATTTCTTCAAAAGAAAAGAGATAAAGCGATTACGTAAGATTGCTGGCGGTGATACATACACGATCATATACCTAGAGATGATGCTCCGTTCAATCATGGATGATGGCAAACTATTCTTTGACGGCTTAGAAGATGATTTCGCATCGGAACTAGCATTAGACCTAGATGAAGATGAAGAAAACGTAAAAATCACCATACAATACCTATTAAAAACAGGATTATTAGAAATACGTTCTGATGAAGAATACTATCTACCAGATACAAAAGATAGTACAGGGTGTGAAACTGCTGCAGCTAGCAGAATGCGTAGGTGTAGAGCTAAAAAAGAAAAAATAGAGCGTAACAATGTTACACCAATGTTACAAAGTGGTTACGGAGAGATAGAGAAAGATATAGAGATAAATAAAGAGTTATATAAAGAGTTATATAAAGAGAAAGATATAGATATAGATACTCTATCTTTATGTGAACAAAAATCTCTAATTCACGATGTATGGGAAGATGCTTTTGACTTAATAACTGCAAACGTAAAAAAATCACTAGATAATCTTGTAGATGAATATGGGGCGGTAATAACGAAACAAGCTATTCTTGATGCCAAAAAACAAGGTAAATCTCATATCAAGTATGTTGAAGGTGTTTTAAAAAATAAGATGCTTGAAGAAAATATTCCTGCAAACAATTCAAAAAGAAAGCGATTTGTTAAACCAACTTTATCCGAGATTGAGCAGTATTGTATTGAAAGAAAAAACAATGTAAACGCTGAACATTTCTTTGACTACTACGAAAGTAACGGCTGGAAAGTAGGAAAGAACTCCATGAAAGATTGGAAAGCAGCAGTCAGAACTTGGGAGCGTAGCGAATACAGAAATGTAAAAGTGAGTAAGAAACAACAAGCCATTGATGTTGTTAATGATTTAATGCAAGAGTTTGGGGGTGCAAATGAACAATCAACAACAGATAGTGAAAGCACTATCGATGTTACAGCTAGCGTACAGTACTGATATGCCAAAGGAACGCATGAAGTTATATGTTTATAAGCTATCAGATATTAACCCAGTTACGTTAGAACAAGCGGTGAATAATTTAATCGATAGATGTAAATTCTTACCAACGATTGCAGAAATCAGAGAGGAATGTTCCGCATTAAGTGCTTTTGTAAATGCACATGAGGAACTTCCTACTGCACAAGATGCATGGGAAAGGGTGTATCAAGTAGCTAGATCATATGGCTATGAAAAGGGTTTAGACAAATTAGAGGGTTTAACAAAACAATGTGCCAAAGCAATTTGGAAATCGTTCGACCCTCAAAACGGCGATAACTTCAACGAAACATCATGTAGGGCGCAGTTTGTTAAGAACTACGAAGTACAAGAAACAAGGGAACGTGAGCGATTGAGATTGTCCAACTCAATCAAGGATAATCACTTGTTATTAAAAGCAAGAGAAAAGGCAGAGCGTGAACGAGCGTTGATTGGTGCTGGTCAAAAGCAAATCGAAATGACCTCTACAGGTAACTTGGTAGAGGTAGCCAAAGAACAAGTAGATGTAGCAGAAATAATCAACAAAAGCAAAATATCTGACAAAGGGAAAGAGTTATTGAAACAAGCAATAGGGGGTTAAATGTGAGGGAAAGAGTGAAAGAGTTTGATGTAAGTGTAAACGTTAGCTTTAACGTTAGTTTTCAAGTCATGGCAACTAGCGAGGCACAGGCAAAAGTAAAGATTGAAAACTTGCTTGAAATTATGAGGAATGAGGCAACAGTCGATTGCCATATTCACCCTAGCTACGATGTATATGTAGATGGTTGTGAGGCGGAATTAAACGAACTTAGTTATTGGTAAGGGGGATAAATGCTAAGTAAGAAAAGAAAGATGGTAATAACTATTGAGATACCTCTAAATGTTGCCACGCAAGAAGAGGCAACTCAACAGATGCAAATGATTATGAAAGCAGATGCACGAACCTTTGAAAGCCTAGAGGAAATCATCAAGGTATATAAAGGTACGATGTGCATCGAACAGAAGATATAGGAGGAATGAATGAATACAGTACAAATCTTAGGTAATTTAGCACGTGATCCAGAAGTGCGTTATACACAATCTGGAAAAGCGGTAGCCACATTTACAGTAGCAGCAAGCAACACTTTCACATCAAGCGATGGTGAAACAAAAGAACAAACTGCTTTCATTAATTGCGTAGCATGGGGAAAGCTGGGCGAAAGCATTGGAAATTTGAGAAAAGGCAATAGAGCGTTTGTAGAGGGTAGACTTCAAACACGTTCTTATGAAACGGCTGACGGACAAAAACGATATGTAACAGAAGTAGTAGCAAACTTTGTAGGTACATCATTAACGAATGATGAAACTGCATCTAGCAACTTTGATAGTTTTGAGCAACCACAAGACGAAAACATTCCGTTTTAAGAGGTGATTGCATGGTTAGGATTACAACATTTACAAATAGTGGAGTTAGGATTTTTGTAACGAAAGATTATGAAACGAAAGAAAGTTTTACAAGAGATTTAGGAAGAGCGCTTGACGGAAGAATGCAGTGCATATGGTTTGAGGACATAAACGGAATATTAGTAACTCTATCTCCTATAGGCTGCATTATCGAAGTTGAAGAAATCAAGGAGTAGTCATGCTAGTAAAAAACGAAAATGAGTGGTGTTGGTGTATTGATGAGTATGTAGGATATCCGCACAAAAGCATTGAAGATGCGGTTAAGGAATTTACGGATACTTATCCAGCTGATGAAGTATCAAAAGTTAGAATTGGAAACCCATATTATTATGTTCCTACTGTTAATGCAGAACGTGTTATTGAAGATGTTTTTAGTAGTGATCTTGATGATGAAATAGCGGAATGGTCGGAAGATTATTTGCTAGATGTAAAACAAGAACATATAGACGAATTGCAAAAGGAATTAACCGATGTATTTCGTAAGTGGGAAAAACGCCATGGATACAACAATACTTCATTTGTAGTATTTGAAACTATAAACCCTTTTGAGGATAAGGACTGAAAAATGAATGCACCATGTAAGGGATGCGAATACAGAGAGGTAGCTTGCCACGTAAAGTGTCCAGCTTACCGAATGTACAAACGCAAAAGGGAAACGATGCAAAAGAACACTATCAAGCAGAATGATGTGTTAGCGTACCTTGGAGATAATGTAAAGAAAGTTAAGCACCGCATGAGAAAAGTAAAGTATGGATGTGTGGTGATTGATTAGAGGTGAATAGGAAAGAGGATGCATATATGGGGGTTGTTTGATGATGGCAACGGCTGCTATCGTCAAGCGGTAGATGAATATAACGTGAATATGGGGGGGCAGCACACAATAACATCAATAGGTATTGGTGATGCGTGTATCAACCAAGACCTTGCAGTTAATACGCTACATAAACCAAACGCACTATGGGAACAGTTGGACAAGCTAGATAGACCAGATGTTATTCTAGCTAGTCCGCCCTGTGAAAGTTGGAGTGTGGCAAGTGCCATGAAAGGTGGCAATGCGTGTTGGAAACAAGAAAAGGATATGACTATCAACTTGTTTGGTGAATACGAACAAGGGAGTAAATTCACAATCAGAAATCATGCTGACTATGAAAACTACCAATTCAAGTATGATAAGTCATTCCTAACACGTATCAATGGTGAAATGTGCATCTACAACACATTGAAAATCATTGAGCGATACCAACCTAAAGTATTCGTGATTGAAAACCCAGCATATGGGCGGATATGGGAGTACATCAAAAACGTAATAGGGTTCAATATTCCTTATGAAAACCTAACATATTACAACAACTATGATTACCCAGTTAAAAAACCTACAAAGTTTGGTAGCAATATCGATTTGAAACTACTCAAAGATGATATGAAAAACCAAATCAAATTTAATAAGTTAAACATAAAAGGAATAAACCGATACAACATGAGGTCGCATATTCCGTTGGAGTTAGTAAAGGATATTTTAAAAATGTGTGAACAATACGTAGAGGGATGAGTGAATGACAGAACAAGATATTCAAGATGCATTAGGACGGCATCTATTTCTTAAAAATATATGTATACCAAATGTGATGATGAGGGATAGTGGAAAACCACCTTATGAGGCTGACTTTATCTACTTCAACTTAAACACTTTGCACTTAACAGAAATTGAAATCAAAACTGATATAAACGATTTTAGGAATGATTTCAAGAAAGCACGTTACCATGACAATCACAATGTTATGTATTTGTATTATGCATTACCTAGAGATTTGTACGATGATCATTATGAAGTAATTGATGAAATGCTTGGTGATGCTGGCTTAATCTTAATCGATGAAATAAATACATTTGATTTTCGAGGTAATCTTTATGATTTTGGCGGTTTTGTAAAGAGAGCAAAACGAATAAAAGGTTCTGTTAAATTGAACGAAAAGGAAAAGGAATACTATATGAGAATTGGGTGTATGAAATGGGTGAATAGATAATGCCAATAAACAGTAAAGATAAAGGAAAACGTGGTGAACGAATGTGGCGAGATGTATGCCGTGCTAATGGATTTGATAAAGTAAGGCGAACAGTCCAATATTGCGGTAATACAGGCGATGCATCGGACTGTATAGGACTGCCTAACATTCATCAAGAAGTAAAGTTTGTTGAAAACCTAAATGTACGTAAAGCATACGAGCAAGCGGAACACGATGCAAAACAAGCAAACAATGGCGATATACCTATTGTGGCTTGGAAGAAAAGCAATAAACCTTGGTTAGTGGTATTAAGTGCGGATGATTTCTTCCGCATATATAAGGAAAGTGAGTGGAGCAATGGCGGTTAATATGAGTGAGTTTGTGCCAGACAATAACCTTAACGGGTTAGCGCTAGCAGCTTGTGTATATGGAAATATAAGTGCTGGTAGAGCGTTATGTTGTTTAGGTTTAAAAGGCACAAAACCACAGAAAACATATACACGTGCAAGTGAGTTAGATGGAAATTCATTATTGCAAATGCATAACGCTGGAATGTCATTAAGGGCAATTAGTTATCAAGTAGGAGCAGATTATAAAACGGTGAAAAAAGCGTTAGTTATGTTAGGGGTGGAGTTTTGAGAGAACAAATGAAAGTAAAGTTAGTAAGTGAATACGCACAACTACCAACAAGAGGTAGTGAAGATGCAGCTGGGTTAGACCTATATTGTCCGTTTCACATCAAAGTGCCTGCAGATAGTCAAAAGAAAATACCACTAGGGGTGGCGGTGGAAATACCGAAAGGTCATATGGGTTTACTTGTGCCACGAAGTAGTATGAGTAAAACACCATTAAGATGTGCCAATAGTGTAGGTGTTATCGATGCTGACTATAGAGGTGAACTAAGCATCGCATATGAGAATGTATCTTGTAGTGATTACACAATATTTAGATGTGATCGCATCGCACAATTAATCATCGTTCCAGTAGCAATGGTCGATGTATTAGAGGTCGATGAGTTAAGTGAAACAGAACGTGGTGCTGGTGGTTATGGCAGCACAGGAAAATAAATAATGGATAAATTAACTAGAGAACCATTGACTAAAGAACGAGAGTTAGAGTTAAAACTAGCGATTTTACGAATTAATTATGAAAGCGAGATTATAGCTAATAAATTAGAATTTGAAAGGCGCATTAGGGAAACAAACCGAAAGATGAATAATATGATTGGTTACATGGCTATCGGTGGCTTGATAGTATCGATATGTTTCTTTATATGGATGTTAGTAGGAGTGGTGAATAGATAGTGTGTAGTCCGATTTATACTGTTAAGTTAAGAAAAATTCAATTAGATCACAACGATAAAAAGCTACAACGTATGCATGACATGGAACGTGAGGGTGCATTAATGTGTGCAGCGTTACTAATGCTATCGATGTTAGTTGTGATTTCATTCGTGGTGTTGTGGTTGATTGTGTAGGTGGTGTCGATATGAAAGATAAAATAGTTTCTACTATATTGGTAGGAATGCTAGTTTGGAGTTTTGTATTATTGGTTATCTTTACATTTATGTTGTTATATCCATTGTTTAAGTAAAGGATATGGGCGGTGAAATATCCGCCCTATCATAAGAGGTGAATAAAATGAATGAAGAAAATAAAAATGAATTAAGTATTAGTGAACCTGAATGGCAAGCTAGATTTAGAGGAGAGTATAAGGAATTAAAAGAGCGTTACAACAAACTGCACAGAATGATTGTTAAATATGATGCTGGAACTTTAGATTTTAAACCAACGTGTCCTATAGATTTATTGCGTAGGCAAAAGGCTATTATGGGAGAGTATTTAAACATACTTGAAATTAGAGCGGAAATTGAAAATGTACGTGGTTTAGATGCTGATAACACTAAAGTAAAAATCGATTATGAAATAGCAAAGAATGGGAGATTTGCATGAGTAGCTATAGCGGTTACGTTGAACATTCCGACTTTTACATAAGACCTCAAAGTTACCAAGATGCATTTGATTTCTTGTGCCAGTTGGCATTTGAAAGCGAAGAAACTGTGTTCTGTATTGGTAAAGCTATTGAGTACGATAAGAGTTATGGCTTTGATGAAGATGATAACTTTTATTTAGAAGATGAAGTGATGTTTGTTTGGAATGAGGAAAAAGGAGATTGGGTAGAGTATGATCACAGATAAACAAGGTAGAGAATGTGTTGACTGGTCGAAAGTGGCAGTTGATACACCTGTATTAGTTGGAAGTGTTGAATGTGGGTGTTGGGATAGAGGACATTTTGCAAAATACGAAAATGGAAAAATATATACATGGGGTTTTGGGAAAACATCATTTACTGCACGAGGTGTTGGTTCCACTGTTGCGTGGTCATATGCAAAACTAGCAGAGGTATAAATACATGGTATGGTTTATGTTCTTTTGTTTGATAGTTGCTATGGGTAATGTAAACAATTGTTATGCAAATGCAATTATATTTATAGCATGGTGTGTGTTGGTTTACTTGATACTTATAAATGGTGGCTTTAACGAGTGAGGTGAAGTGTTTGGGAGAATATGACGAAAAGAAACTAATAGAAAAGGCGGTTGAGTACCTACAACCTGTTAAGTTAATTGATGTACAGATAGCATCTATCAAGGAAGAAATCAATCAACTAAGAGCGAACCTTACATCAATAGGTGCGATTGATTACTCAAAAGATAGAGTAACAGGCGGTGGAACTCCGCAAGGGTTAGAGGGTAGTGTAGCAAGGTTCTTAGATACAGTAGCAGAACGTGATAAGCGTATTGATGAGTTATCAAAGCTAAAATGCGATGCGATCACTAAGATAGATAGCCTAGATGAAAAGCTAGGGGCAATCATCTTGCGGTATGAGTTTGTACTCAACAATACAACAGAAGATGCATACAAAATGATTGGGTGTTACTCAACCAAACAGGCGAAACGATATAAGCAAAAGGCATTATTGGAGTTTGGGCAAAAACTTGTCCAGTAATGTCCGCAAATGTCCGTGAATGTCCATATACCTATAGTTTGCTATTAGGTATAATATATATGTAGAAGTTGCCACTAAGCGACTACTACCACTCTTTCCTTAGGACATCAAACACAACAACAAGCACGCCCATAAAAGAGCGTGCCTTTGTTGTATATGGGCGAAATGGAACGTATAGCGCTAACGGTCGCAGAGTAGCAGCGCAACCATAATTGATTACTAAGGAAACAACACTATACTTTTTTCTAATTTCAATCTGAAAGTATGTGTTAAGACAAAAATTTTATATGTAAATTTACTGCTAACTGATAAGGGTGGGTCGAATATCCTCACAATATATAGCTTATACATTATTAACCTTAAAGATATGAACCTGCCCTAATTAGTTACACATTGAATACTGACAACTAGCAGCCTCCAAAAGAAACTTATTCATATTCTTGTTGTTACTTAACCTAACACGATTATAATTCATCAAAATGTTAGTTGTTGGTATTGAGTGTGTAATGATCATTGAAAACTAGGTGTGTTTCTCTTTTCCAACTTTGTATTCTTTTATTCACAGTTGAACTCCAAATTGCGTAAATTGTCATATCATCAACGCACCTAGTTTTGAGTGATTATTGAAAACTGAAGTTATGCTTGTGTCCTAGGCACTAACTATTATGCGTTAGCTAACAAGAGTGTAGCAGTATAACTTTGGTTTTGAGTAATCAATACAAACAAAATGAATAAAACTATCATAAAATGAGGTATATCTACGTGGATATATCTCATTTTTTGCATAAATCTATCATAAAGGGGAGATTATGACAGAGGTAAGGTGTTGTAAAAGTAAATGCTTGAACAACAAAAAGGGAGTGTGTACCGCAAGCATGATAGAGTACGACGGCTTATGTCAAACATATATTACTTGTGGCGGTGCAAGTAAAGGTAATTATGGCTTATGTGTTAGATCACATGGGAAACTAAAAAGGAAAGGTGGCGAAGTGCTTAAATGATTAAAGCGATTAAACAATTCATTGAAGATAGAAAACTATTCAAACAAGCAGCCAAGAACTTGAATGATAAAGAACTACAGGCTAAAGCAAAATATGCATATGAGCATCGTGGCGATAATATGATTACACTCATTGATGGTTTAGCTATCTTATGTGCGGTACTAATCTTAATTGGTATTGTGTGGTGTTGGATGTGAATTATCAACCAACGATAAAGAAACTATTAACCGCATTACGGATGAATGGTAGACGATATGTAGTCGATACAAGGCAATCATGGAGTAAATACGATAAGCCTTGCAAGATATATATTGTCAGTCGAATGTACACGGAAGAGGAATATAAACTAACATTCCCTCATAAGTATAAAAAAGGTAAGACCTTTAAACCTAAACAACTTTATAAGAAAGAAAGTGAGTACAGTAGCACCAAGCAACACGAGGTGTTACTTTTTTTAGTTAAAGCATATAAAGGTGGTGATTGATATATGGCAGATGCTAGTAAACTAACTGAAAAAGAACGAATATTTGCAGATGAGTATATCAAGACTACCAATGCAACACAGAGTGCAATTACGGCTGGATATTCAGAAAAGACTGCAAGAAGTAAGGGTAGCCAGTTATTAACAAAAGTAAACGTGCGTAAATACATAGATGAAGTGATGCACGAACGCAGTAAAAATACAATCGCAACTGCTGATGAAGTCCTACAATACCTAACTAGGGTTATGAATGGCGAAGAGAAAGATGCGTTTGGTTTGGATGTATCTGTGAATGATAGAACAAAAGCAGCAGAACTCTTAGGTAAAAGACATATGCTATTTACTGATAAGGTGAAACTTGATGCAGAAATAGAGATTGATATATCCGATAGGATGAAACAAGCAAGGGTGAAATCAGATGAAGTACAACAAGGCACAACTGATTGATGCGTTGGGTTCGTTCACTCATGATCCATTAGGCTTTGTATATTTCGCATTCCCTTGGGGTGAAAAAGGAACACCGCTTGAAAAATTTGATGGTCCTGATGAGTGGCAAATCAAGATTTTAAAAAAGATTGGTGAAGAATTAAAGAAAGGCAAAAGTCTTTCAAAGGCAATTAAAATTGCAATCGCATCAGGTCATGGCATCGGAAAATCAACATTAGTATCGTTTCTTATTTTATTTTCTATGGCTACACATGAAAATACAAGGGGTGTTGTTACTGCAAATACAGAAAAGCAGTTATCGTCTAAAACATGGGCGGAGTTAAGCAAATGGTACAACCTATTCATAGGTAAAGAACTATTTGTATACACCGCAACTGCATTGTTTAGTGCAGATAAGCAATATGAGAAAACATGGCGGATAGATGCTATTCCGTGGAGCGAAAGCAACCCTGATGCATTTGCTGGTCTACATAATCAAGGAAATCGTATCCTTATTATATTTGATGAGGCATCTTCTATAGCTGATATCATATGGGAAGTTGCAGAGGGTGCTTTAACGGATAAGGAAACAGAAATTATATGGTGCGCCTTTGGAAACCCTACTAAAAATAGTGGACGGTTTAGAGAATGTTTTAGAAAGTATCGCAATTACTGGCACACAGAACAAATTGATAGTAGAACTGTTAAAGTTTCAAACAAAGTTTTGTTAAATGAATGGGTAGAACTCTATGGAGAAGATAGCGATTTTGTAAAAATTCGTGTTAGGGGTATTTTCCCTAGTGCATCTGATACACAGTTTATCTCCGCATCAATCGTGGATGAGGCACAGAAAAGAGTATACAAGCCTACTGACTTTAGTAATCTACCGACAATCATCGGTGTTGACCCTGCATGGACTGGTGGCGATACGTTAGAAATCGTAATGCGACAAGGCTATTCAATGAAGTGTTTAGCAACGATTGAAAAGAATGACGATGATATGCGAATGGCTAACCTAATAGCACAATTTGAGGATGAGTACAAAGCAGATGCGGTGTTCATTGACCAAGGCTACGGAACTGGCATTTATAGTATCGGTAAGTCAATGGGAAGAAAGTGGCGGTTAGTTGCTTTTGGGGGTAAAGCACCTAATGATGTGTACCTTAATATGCGTGCATATATGTGGGGTGAGATGAAAGCGTGGCTAATAGAGGGCGGTTCTATTCCGCCTAACGAACAAGGGTTATATGATGACTTAACAAGTCCAGAGGCTATCATTGATAAGAATGGACATATCCAACTTGAAAGCAAAAATGATATGAAAAAACGAGGGTTACCATCTCCAAATAAAGGTGATGCATTAGCCTTGACCTTTGCGTTCAGGGTCAATAAAAAAGTGAATGTAGGGAGTAGGGTTCATGCTAACACAGAGTATGATCCATTTAAAAGATAAGGGGTGATTAGTAAATGTGCATGAAAAATAAGATGCCTGATACACCGATGCCAGCACCAGCACCAACTGTACAAACAGATGATGCAACAAAGGTAACTGGTGAAGAGTGGTTTTCTAAAAAGAAAAAGAATAAAAAAGGCTTTGATAGCACTATTCTTTCCACGGCAACAGGCACTAAGAACACATTAGGGGGTTGAAGATGCAAGGTACTATTTTATCCACGCTTGCTAGACAACCAACTAACACAGAACCTAAAAAACGTGATTACACGAAAATTAAGGCGAAGTTTAAAGCGATGTTTGATAATCGTCAAAAGTACATTTCAAGATGGAAAGACATTCGAGATTATCAACTACCTTTCCTTGGTGTGTTTGACGATGAACAAGACCAATCGAAAGTCTACACCGATAAGATTAATAATGGCGTAGCTTGGGAAAGTTGCCAAATATTCGCTAGTGGTGTAATGAGTGGCATGACACCGCCTAGCCGTAAGTGGTTTAAACTCACGTTAGAAAACGCTGAACTAGCTGCTAATAGTAAGGTAGCGGAAGTATTAGACGATAGGGAACAAATATTGTATGCAGTATTTGCAAAGTCTAACTTTTACAACACAGTACATCAAACCTATATGGAGTTGCCTTTTGGCCAATCGCCTATGTCAATCATGCCAGATGCAAAAGTAGGTGTGCGGTTTACATCTTACCCTATTGGAACATACGCATTAGAGTGCGGTAGTAATGGTGATGTAAATACATTTGGTCGCAAGTATCGAATGACGGCTGACCAATTAGTGGAAGAGTTTGGTTATAATGCTTGCCCTGAAAAGGTTAAACGTGCTTATGATGAGGGCAAGGGTAACGCAAGTACATTTATTGTGTGTTGGTTTGTATTGCCTAACAAAGACCGTAATGGAAAACTAGGCAATAAGAATATGCCTTATTCCTCTATCTATTGGATAGAAGAGAGCAACACAGATGAAATACTAAGACATAGTGGTTTTGAAGAATGGGCAATACCTATTGCAAGACACACTACTCATGATCTAAGCGGTTATGGTAAAGGGTGTGCATGGTTCGCACAATCAGATGCACAAATGTTACAACTGCTTGAAAAAGATTTAGTAACCGCTATTGAGCTTGGTATTAAACCACCTATGAGTGCATCATCTGGTGTAATTGGTAGTGTAAATCTATTTCCGGGGGGTGTAACGGAAGTTGATACAAACGAAAAAGTTGAACCTATATTTAACGTTGGAATTGACGTGGCAAACGTACAAGCTAAGATACAATTCGTATCTGAAAGTATAAAGCGTGCCTATAGTGCTGATTTATTCTTAATGCTAGATAACCTAGATGCAGGGCAAATGACTGCACGTGAGGTTATGGAGCGTACACAAGAAAAGATGCAACAATTAGGTCCTGTCGTTGAACGATTACAAAGTGAGTTTTTAAACCCAATCATTGAACGTACTTATGGCATCTTGGATAGAGCTGGAATATTTCCACCGATTGACGATGATGTAGCAGAAATGCTTAATGGGTTAGATGTGAAGATTGAATACATCTCACCATTGGCGCAAGCACAGAAAATGTCATCCTTGGTGAATATTGAACAGTACTATGCGTTCATTATGTCATTAGCACAGGGTAATGCTAACATCGTTCAGAAATTCAACTTTGAAGAGGCAGCGGACATTTATGGTGTAAACCTTGGTGTACCAATTAAGGTTATTCGTTCCAATGATGAGTATCAACAAATCATGGGGCAACAACAACAAGCACAACAAGAGCAAGAGGAACAAGCACAAGCATTACAAATGGCACAATTAGCACCTCAAATGGCTGGTGCTGCTAAACAAGCAACAGATGCAGCCAATGACGGAAACCCAGTAATGCAACAGTTAATGGGTATGGGGGTGTAGATGAAAACAAAACAAGATTATATTCGTGATCGTGATATTGATGCGTTGAACCACGTACTAAGTACTGAACTTGGTAGGTGGTTTTTTTGTAGGCTTTTAGACCGAACCAATATATTGAAACAATCATTCACAGGTAATTCTGAAACATTCTTCAACGAGGGGAAACGAAAAGTAGGGTTAGCCTATATGAATGATTTGGGAAGTATTGGTGATGGTGTAGAGGGTGTTAAGAAATATCATCAAGCACAACTTGAATATATCGAACAACAAAAACTATTTGAGGCATTAACAGAGAAAGGTGAACAACCATAATGGCAGATGAAATTTTAACTGGTACGAACGATAACACAGGTAGTACAGATGGTGGTACACCGCAAGATACGAATACACAAGACCAACAACAAGACACAATCTTAGGTGGAGGTACTGACACAAGCGGTAACCAAGAACCACCTACAGAACCAACTGTGTATGATTTCACAAAAGCATTTGATAGTGGTGAAGTAGACCAATCAATCGCAGATGAGTTTTCCAAAATGCTTAATGGCGTAGGTGCTACGCAAGAGCAAGCAGTAGAGTTAGCTAAATTTGGTAACAAGTATGCTACAGACCTTGTAACTGCTTACGAAACACAAAAGCAACAAGCGTTAGTTGAACAATACGAAAGCTACAAAGAAAACGCAATTAAAGAATTAGGAAATAAATTTGATGAAACTGTAGCTAAAGCAGGTGCAGGTATTGAGTTGATTGAAAAAACAATTCCTAATATTCGTGAAATTCTAGCTGAAAACGGCTTGGGTAATCGTATCGAAGTTATCCGTATGTTTGAAAAAATCGCTGATATGGCTGCAGAAGATAGTAATGCAGGTGGCGGTCAACCAACTGGTGGAACGCAGTCAGAAGAGGCAATCAGACGCAATCTTTATCCGAGTATGTTCAAAAAATAAAAGGAGAAAATAATTTATGGCTACAATCGGAACACAAAACCCTACTTTAATTGATTTGCAAAAGCGTATGGATCCCAACGGAAAAATCGCACAAATCATCGAACAATTAAACCAATCTAACGAAATCATTCAAGACATGACAATGATTGAATGTAATGATGGTACATCCAACAAAACAACTGTACGTACTGGCTTGCCAGATGCTACATGGCGTATGCTTTATGGCGGTGTTCAACCATCTAAATCTACTACAAAACAAATCACAGATACTTGTGGTATGTTAGAGGCTTACTCCGAAGTAGATAAAGATTTGGTTAAACTTTCCAATGACCCTGTAGCGTTCCGTGCTACAGAAGATAGTGCATTTGTAGAGGCTATGGGTCAAGAAATCGCACGTACACTTTTCTATGGTGATGAAACAACACCTGAAAAATTTATTGGTTTATCCGCACGTTTTAATACATTAGACCCTAAGAAAGCTGATAGTGCTAAAAATATTATTGATGCAGGCGGTACTGCTAACCTTGCATCCATGTGGCTTGTAGGTTGGAGTCCACTTACAGTACATGGCATCTATCCACGTGGTAGTGAGGCAGGCTTACAACAAGAAGATTTGGGCGAAGTAACAATTACTAAACCTGATGGTTCTATGTTCCAAGGTTACCGCACTCACTTCAAACAAAACATTGGTTTAGCGGTTCGTGATTGGCGCTATGTAGTGCGTATCGCTAATATTGATATGAAAGCTATTAAAGAAGATATTTCCGCAGGTCCTAACTTGATTAACTTAATGATCCGTGCAGAAGAAAGAATGCAATCTCTTACTGGTTGCCGTCCTGTATGGTACATGAACCAAGAATTGCGTACATTCTTACGTTTGCAAAAGAACAAAGTACATGGTTCTACAATCACAGAAGAAATGGAAATGGGCAAAATGGTTACACGTGCTAATGGTATTCCAGTACGTAAAATCGATGCATTGCTTTCCACAGAAGCACGAGTTACTGCGTAATTAATAGGGGGATAAACATATATGATTATTGATACTCAAAATACATTCTTTTGGAAAAAAGATATTACAACAAACACTAACTCCGATGTAATTATGAATGGTAATGGTGGCGATGCTGACCCTAACTTGTTCCTTGTAATTCGCATCGACAAAACAGTAACTGGTACACCTTTGTTTAATGTGTACACTTCTGATACTGATAACATGGCTAATGCGGTATTGTTGCATGGCATTACAATGGTAGCGAATGCACCAGCTGGCACAGAATACAAAGTGCGTTTGGCTAATGGCGGTAAGAAATATATCCGCATCAACGCCAATAATATGACTGGCGGTACTATCTCCGCATTCTTAACAAGTGGCATTAACATTAAATAAGGTGGATAATATGGAATACGTTGCAAAAGTAACCCTTTATCACAATACAAAGGGTTTAATTGAAGAGGGAAAAACAGTTGAATTTACAAAAGAAGAAGTAGCTGAATATGATAAGGACTACTTCAAAGATTTATTTGAAACTGTTGGTGCAGAAGAAGTCGCAGAAGTAGAACCTACAGAAGAAACTGTAGAGCCTACAGAAGAAAAACCAAAGGCGAAAACCAAAGGTAAAAAAGCGGAAGAAACTGCTGAATAATTGAACGAGGGGTGCTTATGCATCCCTCTTTTTTTATAGAAAGGTGGAAATATGACACCTACTGATATTTGCAATCAAGCATTATCGCTTATCAATGCAGGTCGAATACGTTCTATTACAGAAGAAAACGAACCTGCTAGACAATGCAGATTGCATTATGATCTAACACGTAAAGTATTGTTAGAACAATATGAATGGAATTTTGCACGAAAGCGTGAGCGTGCGGTACTATCTGAACATAAAATAAATGGTTGGAATTATGTGTATGCATATCCAGAAAAATGCGTTCGCATCTTAGCGGTGTTACCACAGGGTGAACGATACCGAGCGGAACAACAACGAGAATATGATGTGTATCTAACTGACAATAACACTAAGTACATTGTTAGTGATGTACTATTGATGCATATAGATTACGTTTACGATGTAACCGATGTAGATATAATGAACCCTATATTTGTTAAAGCGTTGGTGTGTAAGATGGCATCTGATTTAGCTATGCCACTAACTGGCAATAGTGGTTTGTTTGACCAGTCCTATAAACTGTATCAAGCAGCCGTGCAAGAGGCAAAGTCTATGAGTGCTAAGGAACGCAGATTGAATATGCCTTATATCTCTAACTATTTAAAAGCAAGGAGTTGGTGATATGCAACCTATGTATATCGGACAAGTCGCATTTACTACTGGCGAAGTATCGCCAGATGTATCAAGCAGATTTGACTTAGAACAATATAAAAGTGCATTACTACTTGCTGAAAATGCGGTGATTAGACCTTATGGAGCGGTAGCACGTAGGCAAGGTTCACAGTTTATCGGATATGCAAAATACAATGATAAAAATGTTAGACTGTTTGAATTTACCACTAACCGCAACCAATCATTCCTGCTAGAGTTTGGACACCTATATATAAGGGTGTGGAGGAATGGTGAGTACACCAACTTAGAAATCAATACACCGTTTGAAAGCGAAATTGTAAACGAACTAAACATTATCCAGAGTGGCGATGTAATGTTCATTTGTAGCGGTAAATACCCTATCCATACATTATCTAGGTATAGTGATACAGACTGGAAACTAGGTGTATACAAGTTATCCGAGCAACCATACGAGGATATTAACACCGATAATACTCATACATTAGTTGTAAATGGTGATACTATCACATCTACTAAAGATCTATTCACACAAGATATGGTAGGTAGTGTAGTACAGATTGCCTACTACGTTGAGGCGGTGCATACACAGGTTAGCGGTAGCGTTGTAGAGAAGAAAGTCTACCGCTATATGCAAGGACAAAGAATTGAAAAGACCTACAACAATATCAATTACAATGTTGAAAATTACAGTACCGATACAGAACTATCATGGAAATTCACTACTCATGGAACATGGGAGGGTACAGTAAAAATACAGATTTCCAACAATGATGGGCAAACGTGGAAAGACTATAGAACATACACCTCTAATAAAGACTACAATGTAACAGATAGCGGTAAGATAGAGGCTGGAGCAAGGCTTAAATATGTATCCGATATTAAAAGCGGTTCTGTGAATTGTGATCTATCAATTCTACCATTCATGCAATATGGTGTAGTTGAAATTGTAAGTGTAGAAAATAGCAAGACTGCAAAAGTTAATATCTTGAATGGTATTAAAGAGGGTGAGCCTAGCCACCAATGGAAATTAGGCAGTTGGAATAGGGGTAAAGGCTATCCTAAATTATGTACATTCTACCAAGATAGATTTATTGTAGCTGCTACGGAAAGCAAACCTAACTTCATCTGGTTTAGTCGAACTGGTGATTATCCTAACTTTGGTGTAGAAAAAGTAGGCGGTACGATTACAGATGATAGTGCAATCACACTACCAGTAATCAACCGCAAGATGCATGAAATCAGACACCTAGTACCAGCCAATGACTTAATCGTTTTAACAAGTGGTAATGAATGGATAGTAGATGGGAGTAAGACTATTACACCTACTAACTGCTATTTGAAAACACAAACACAACGTGGTGCATTGAAATGTGAACCACAGTTTATCGGTAATAGATGCGTATTCGTTCAAGAACGTGGCGGTACTGTTCGAGATATGGGGTACTCTTATGAGAGTGATAACTACACAGGGCAAGACCTTACATTGTTTGTTAAGAATTTGGTTAAAGGTCATACCACCATAACAAGTGCATATGCACAAGATCCAGACTCAATCATTTACTATGTACGTGATGATGGACAGTTAAATTGCTTAACCTACATTCCAGAACAAAAGGTGTATGGTTGGTCGCATTTCTTGACTAAAGGTAAATACAAATATGTAGAGAGCGTGGCAGAGGGAGAACAAGACACAATCTACTTTGTGATTGAACGTACTATTAATGGAGTAATAACTCAATGCATCGAATGTAGCAAGCCTTTGTATGCAGATGATGGTTCAGATGTATTCGTTGATTGTTTTATTAAAAAAACTTTCAGAGAGAAAACAGACACTATCGAAGTACCTCATCTAATTGGTGAAAGTGTAGACATTGTTACAGGAACAAAACAGATGCCATCCGTGGTAGTGCCTGAAAGCGGAATTATCAAACTAACGGATAAGGTAAATGATATAACTGTAGGGTTACGATTTACTACACGCATTAAATTGCCTAGTATCGAGCAACAAATAAACGATGGAACATTACAATGTAGAATTGCTACTGTAACACGTTTAGCGTTGCGATTGTACAAATCATTTGGTGGTAAAGTTGGTAGAACATTTGATGAAATGGATAGTCTAACTTTGAAATACAACGAACTATATACTGGTGATGTTGCAATCGTGTTACCTAAAATTGCTGGAACAATGAGTACAGATACAACAATCTGTATATTACACGATAAACCGTTCCCATTTAACTTATTAGCGGTTACTAGAACCCTAGAAATAGGCGGTGGTTTGCCAAATGTTCATGGAATGTGAAATTAGCCGTTCTAAGCACGTTTCGTTAATTCGTGAGTTATATATCAACTTGCGACCGATAGATGCCTTAGAGGTTAAATATATCAATCGAAAAAATTCAAACTATGGCGAAAATGACTTTGTGAACGATATTCTTGGGGTGGATTATCAAAGTCGCATTGTTATTGATAATGACAAGCCGTTGTGTGTGTATGGGGTGTCTAACACATCACTAAATGGGATGAATTGCATTTACTTTTTGGGGAGTAAAGAATTTGAAAGTAGTTTAACGCTACAAAAACAATTTATAAAAGTTAGTAAAAATATCATTGGGGAATGGCTACAAACTAGGGAATGTTTATTTAATTACATACACAAAGAAAATCACCGCACCATTAGATGGCTAAAGTCATTAGGTGCGGTTATTCATTACGATATTAACGATGGGGATATGGTTTTATTCACATTGAGAAAGGGGGATGCGAATGTGTAACCCTATTGCATTAACTGCAGCAAGTATGGTTAGTACGTTGTTTATGCAACACCAACAAGGAAAGGCGCAAGCTGCAATGTATAACCAACAAGCAAGAGTGGCAGAGGCTAATGCACGCATAAGCGATCGCAAGCAAGAACAAATAGCAGACCAAGCCTTGCAAGAGCGAGATAAAATGTCCGATAAGATGCGACTTATCCAAGGGCAGAATGTAGCGGAAACTGGTGCTGGCGGTTTAACGATGAGTGGTACACCATTACAGTTGATGGCATCTAGCTATGACGAATACAACAAAGATATTCAGAATTGGGAAAGTAACAAGAATAATAGTATCTACAATGAATATCTTAATGGTATGAACTACCGCAACGAGGCAAGCACCGCACGAGCAGCAGCAAGCAACGCTAAATCACAAACTAGAATGGCTATGCTAGGAACGATATTGAGTGGTGCATCTAGTATCTATGGACTTAAAGGTCAGTATGGTGGTAGTAGTAATAGCGGTGGATATTATTCACCTAGCTTAAAAGCATCTCAACAATCTAACTTGGTTAGAGATGGTAGGTTTGTAAGAAATACTATCAGAAGTAATAAGTGGGGTATCTAATGCGGTTAGTAAATTACAATGGCGAGCAAAAACTAAATACAATTAGCGGTGGTGTGCAAGCTACTGGTAATGAATTAGCGTTTGGCGGAAATCAACAAGGTTTAAAAGGTGTAATTAATGCCATTGATAACATTAACGCACAGATGCAAAAGCGACTTGATGAAGATTTGAACATCGCCTATATGAACGCTGAAACAGATTATAAAAATCGTATATCGCATGAATTAACCAATAAAGAAACTGGTATTTTACACAAAGAGTTAAATGGTGCTGCTAATGTAACGCAACTATTTAACGAAAGTGAATACAATATCAGACAAGAAGTGTTAAGCAATCTACCTAATAACAAACGATTGCGTGAGCGATTTATTCAAATGGCGGATAAAGATTATCACGCAAATAATATGCGTGTCCAAGTGCATGAGCGTTCTGAACGTGAAAAGTACAAGGATGTAACCTTTAATAACAATGTGAAATCATCTGAACAAATTGCAGTACTAGGCTACAACAACCCTAATATTGTATCTAATTCTCTTAGCACCATTAAGAATAGTATTGAAACTATGTATGGTGATAGAGGCGAAGAATTTGTAAAAGCTAAGTATCAAGAGGTAGCAGACCGAGTAGGTGGTGCAATCATTGATGAAACAGTAACACGGAATGATATTACTGCAGGTCCACAAACCATAGCAGCACTACGAGAAATGGGTGTAAGTGAGGGTGTGTTGTCTAAAGCAGCCGTAGCAATCGATAAGGTAAACACACAACAAACTATTGATAAACGCATTGTAGGTGATGTGGACACTTTTGGTGAGGGGAACGCAGAAAAAGCAGCAGATGCATATATTTCTACATTACCTAAAGCAGGGCAAGGCGGAAATATGAACCTAGCAGCACTTGATAGTGCTGTTAATGAACAGTTAGGTAAGCCGTACTTGCTTGGTGGTGATGGTGGAGAAAGCACAGATTGCGGTAAATTTACGCTTGATGTGTCCGCAAAAGCTGGTGTTACGTTGAACTATCGCACCGCAGATGGTCAGTACTTGCAAGCAGAACAAGAGGGTAAACTTGTTAAAGATGTTTCGCAAGCACAAAAGGGTGATTTAGTATTTTGGCACGTTCCAAGTAATGAGGCTAGATGGGCAACTAGCGATGATCCGAATGCAGTTAATTCTGACGATAAAGCCTATAAAGGTGTAACTCATGTAGGCGTATATATGGGTGATGGTAAAGTTGCACAAGCTGGTAGTGGTGGTGTGTCTATTGTTAGTACTGATATATACCCTATCGTTGGTGTAGGTAAGTTTAGCGGTAGTGCTAAGGGATATACCGATGGCGAACTCTTACAAAAACGAGAAGCATATGTAAAAGCGTACAATGTAGAAGAAAGCAAGCGAAAGAAAGCAAGAGCAGAGGCACTAGCAAGACAAAAAGAGGCTATCCAATTAATGTTGTATAAGATGGAAGAAAATGGTGCATCTAATGGTGAACTAGCTAATGCGTTGAGTAATGCCATTGGTGATAATAAAGACTTAATTCTTGCATTTGGTTCACAAAGAAATCAGTTTATGCGAGCGGACAAAAAAGAGCAACAAGCCGCAGCACAATCTTGGGGAATGAATGAAATTAGGTCTATGCTTGGAAATAATAGACCACAAGAAGAAATCTTTAAATTTATTGATGATAACCATATAAACTTGTCATTAGAGCAATACAACTCGTTACGCAAAACTCTTAATGACCGTGATAACGGAACTGGTGATTATGCACCAGAGTTAGCTGGTGTGAATTATGTTCTTAATGATAGTTTAGAGAATATGAATGAGCAACAAAAAGGGTTGGCAAGAATAGGCTTTAAACAACAGATGGGTGCGTGGAAAGCTAAGTTTGTAGCAGCCGAGGGAAGAGAACCGACAACTGGCGAGTTAGATTGGGCTGCACATGAAATAGCAGGGCAAACAGTAATTCAGACTACAAATGTAGAACACTTTTGGCAAAATGGAGATAATTATAAAACTAATACATCAATGGCTATATTGGCTGGTGATGGTGTAGTTGATTGGAAAGTACTTGGCGATACACACTATATAAGACTTTATAAGTCTAATGGTGATTTTGAAGATATAGATGAGGGTACATTCCATGCTAGGTATAATATTGAGGGATAGGTGAGAATATGTCTAATAACCCATGGAAAATAGAACAACAAAAAATCAACCCATTTATTAACAAGGATGGTGATCATGGAGAGTTAGGCACACCTGTTAATGGAGTTGTAGGTAATGCGGTAGATGCAGTAAAGCAAGTAGGTAATGCGTTAGGCGGTTTAGCAGATGCACCTTATCTAGTCGATACAACTGGTAGTGGTAAGGATAGAACCTTACAGACTGTATCTACCATTGGTGAGGCTTTAAAGGAAAACCCTATTGTAAATAACCCAGCCTTGCAAGCTGCATCAGCACGCTTTATCTACGCAAGTAGTGATGCGGTAAAAGCTAATGCAGCACTAGACTATGCTAATAAATTAAACATCGGTGCTGATGTTATATTGAATAGTGGCGAAACAGGTTTTACAAGAGCAGCATATCTTGCAAATCAAGTAGAACGTGGTAGAACTGTACAATCTCTATATGATGAGTACCCAGAACTTTACAAGGTTAAATATGGTTCACAGTCCGAGGCTATGTATAGTTTAGAGAATTTACAGTCTATCAAATCTACTCATGGTATATGGGATAGCATCCAACAGAATATATGGTCTATCAATGATCAAATGAAATTAGGTGATGTTGGTTATGAGTTATCCAATACTACTGACCCTAAGAAAATTGAAGAACTCACAAACGAAATTCAACGCTTACAAACTAACCTTTCAAACTATCGTCATGCAGATGGACTAGATATAGCACAAGCAGTAATTGGTGAAACTGCAGGACAAGGCTACATGATGGCTAAACAAGGTGGGGCAGGTGCAGTTGCTGGTGCAGCCATTGGTGCATTAGTTGGTGGCTTGGCAACAGAGGGTGTAGGTGCAGCCGCTGGTGCTGCTACTGGTGCTAAATGGGGTGGCGGTGCTGATATGGCATACAATATGTATAAAATGTCATTCGGCAATAAGTACATCGAACTCATTCAAAAGAAAGATGCAAATGGTAATCGTGTATACACAGACCAAGAGGCTAATCAATACGCTATGTCATATGCTGCTATTGATGCTGGCATTGAGTTTGCAGCAACCGCAGCTATGGGTAAAGCGTTTAAAGCGGTAGCACCTAAAGGTATGATTGCAAAAGCTATTAGTGCTGGTGTTGGTGATACAGTTAAAACTTTTGATAGAGGTATTGGAACAACTGTTGCACAAATGGCTAAAAACTCTATTAAAGCTGGTGTACCTGAACTCTTTGAAGAGGGTTTGCAAGACATTAACGAAAAGGTACAACATAACCTAACACGTAAGGATAATGACCTAGAGGGTTATTATAGCGTAGGTGATATTGCTATAGGTTCACTAGATGCAATGAAACAAGCATTGCCAGCTGTAATAGGGTTTGGTGCTATCGGTGGTGCAGTAGGTGGTGTACGTACTACTAAGGCTTTCCGAGATTTTCAGAAATTGACACCAGAGCAACAACAAGCAGCTATCATCGCAGAGCAAAACCGCAATGGTGCAGTCATTATGGATAATGTTCGTAAAGATAGTGCTACCAATAAAATCGCAAAAGAAAACCCTGAACTCTACGGAAAAATCGTACAAGCACAGGGCGATAAGGTTGGAGTATCAACTCAATATGTAGATGTAGCGGAATTAGTACAATCTGAAAACGGACAACTTGCTATCCGTGATATGGTGGATAATGGCTTAGTAACACAAGAGGAAGTAAAAGCAGCTATTGAAGCTGATGCACCTGTTGAAATTCCTATTGGTAGCTATGCACAAGTATCAATGAACCTATCAGATGAAACAGTAGAGGCATTGAAACAAACCTCTTACTTTACTAGAGGTGGTATGTCATTGGCCACACTAGAACGTGCAAAACAAGAAGTGGATGTAGCTAAATCGGTATTGAAAGATGATACATCTAAACGTGCGGAACGTATCAAGGATGATATTATTCGTAATGAATTTGAGGGTGCATCTGATGTAGATCGTGAAGTACTTAATCAAGTGTTGGCAGACCCTACGAACATTAAACGTAACTTCAATAACTTATTGCATACCTTAAAAGAGCAATACAGAGAAACCTATGCAAGCGACTTTGACAATGCAGACAAATCTATCAATGATGCGGTAAGTACTGGTATTGAACCACAATGGCTAACTGATTATAAAGCTAACAATGGCGGTAAAGCACCACGCACTAATGCAGAACGTAGACGAGCAGCATATGAGTATAGCCGAGCGACTACAACTGCAAGCCTTGATGGTAACGTTGATGCACTAGCACAATCTGATGCACATTATGCAGATATGGAACATATGTTAATGCAAATCGAAAGTTTAGAGGCTATGAAAGATAAAGTCTTTGAATTGGCGAATAATGACATAGCGTTACGAATGCAGTTGTCAAAAAGCGGATATGATGTGTATAACGAAGTAGTCAAAGCTATTAGTGAAAGCACAAATAGAAAACAACGTGAAACTGCAAAAGCAAATGCATTATTGATGGCACAACACGCTGATATAATGGCACAATATATGCGACAAATGGGTAAAGGCGGTTATACCGCTATGGATTATTTGCGTGATAGCGTGCGAATTAACATGAATGCTAAATTAGGAGAAAAAGGCGGATATGCACAACCACTAAATGTTGATGTTGACTTAAATCACAGATTACAAGTTGTTGATTTAACAAATCTTAAAACTAATCTGAAAACAGAAAAAGACATAATAGATTTATTTAAAAATACACCACCACAAGCGGTTATGATTGAGGATGGTAAGGTTATTGTTTTACCACCTGATGATATTAATGGTATTAAACATATTCCATATGGTACGCAAAAAGGTAAAAAAATAGCAAATAAAAAAAGAAGAATTGTAGAAGATATTGCAAATATATTGCAACATAGTGTATTGATTGATAGCTCGCCTAATAATAAAATTGGCAGATCAAAATCTGGCATGAGCGCTAATCAACGTAAATCGCAAAATAGAAAAAATACTATTGTTAATTATCATAATTTACTATCGGCAATTCGTATTAATGGGAATTATTATGCAGTTAGATTTGTAGCAGAAGAAAAACAAGGGCATTTAACAGTATACCCAAGAACAGTTTATTTATACGATATAATTATGCAAAAAAGCAGTACTACTAGTCGCCCGACTCAGAGTGGCAATAGCCAAGCGGTCGGTCAAATGACCAGTAGTACTGCTTTTGATACTATAAGTATAAAAGACATATTGAATGGAGTCAAGGACGGAAAAGGTGTTTTATATGTAGATAATAATGGAAATGGCAATTATTACACACAAACATATAATCAATCAGCATGGCATGGTTCACCACATGACTTTGACACATTTGATTTAGGTGCTATTGGTACTGGTGAGGGTAATCAAGTACATGGTTGGGGATTGTATTTTGCTAAAGATAAGAAAGTATCTGATTTATATAGACGTGAATTATCTTTAATTCATGATGTTGATAAAGGCACATTATTTAAAGTTGATGTTCCAGATACTAAAACAATGATTGATGAACAACAGTCATTAAATGTTTTAAGTAAAGAAACAAAGCAAAATTTAAAAGCAGCAATTAATGCGTTACCAGAACAAGAAAAAGAAGTATTTATCAATGAATATACAAATAGCCCTTTATTTAACCATTATGCAAAAAAAGAAATTGATGAGTTAAATCGTAAGTTCAACCAACTAAATGATGAGTATTATTTACTTAAAGATAAATACCTTGATAAATATATTGAGGGAAACCTTAACACAATTACCCAGAGAACAATAAATAGATTAGCTGAAAAATATAACATTGATTTGAAGGCATTAAAAGAAAATCCAAATAGTATAAAAGATGTAAAAAATCAACTAGATACAATGTGGTTTAATGCTTTTACAGAAAATGGTATGGCTGGTAAAAAGTATAGGGAAGTTTATTGGGGTAAATATAAAAAAGATTTTTCTACACTATTAGATGATGGTGGTATAAATGGTAGAGATTTTTATCTGGCGTTATCTAAAGCGTTAGGTGGTGCAAAACAGGCATCAGAACATCTTAATGAGTATGGAATTAAAGGAATTACTTATGTTGGAGAACAGGACGGACGATGCTATGTAGTGTTCGATGACAAGGCAATTAAAGTCATTGAAAAGTATAACCAATCCGTTAATGGTATGACCGAAATCATGAGTGATGGCGAACGTATCATTAGTATTTTTAAAACCGCAGATAGAAGTACATTCTTACATGAGATGGGTCATGTATTCTTTGATGATATTCAAAAATTAGCATCTATGGAAAATGCACCTGAGCAACTTGTAACAGATTGGAACAAGTTGAAAGAGTGGAGCGGTTGGGTTGATGGTGAAAACGTAGACAATACGAAAGCACATGAAAAATTTGCACGAGGTTGGGAAAGCTACTTGCGAAGTGGTGAAGCACCAACAAGTGCATTGCAAAGAGTATTCCGTCAATTCTCCAAATGGCTAACATACATTTATCGTAGCGTTCAACGATTAGGTGGTGAAGTACCATCTGATATTAAAGATGTAATGGCACGTATGATTGCAACCCAAGAGGATATTGAGGCATATGCAGAACAACAACAACTTGAACAGTTTGAGAAAACTGAACTCTATAAGCAACTATCAGAGCAAGACCAAGCACGTATGCAATCTTACATTGCAGATGTAAAAGAAAAAGCAAAAGAACGTGTGATGCGAAAACTCATGAAAGAACTTGATAATAGACCTATCAAGGAATGGGAAGAAGAAAAGGATGCAATACAAGGCGAAATCGAAAAACGATTGATTGAACAATATCCTATCTATAAAGACCATCAACGATACAACACATTTGGTGAGACTGCTTTTGAAAAAACACAATACAATTCTATTGAAGAGTTAGAGAAAGCGGAAGTAGAACAAACTGGTGCTACATTTAACGATGCTATCAATCAAGAAATGGACAATGCGAAAGCAGAGTTTATGCGTGATAACAATGTAGGCAAAACCAATGAACAGATAGCAGAGGAAATCTTACTATCTACACAAGGTCAAATGAAACTCACCGAAGAAGAAAGTAAGATTATCCAACAATCTACTAATCGTGAATTGGCGAAAAACTGGGCATTATTAGAACGCATTCGTAAGTTAGATGCTAACGCAGAAAACATCGATACAGAGTTAGACGAAATCGAAAAAGAGGTTAAACCTACTAAGTACGATGAGTTGAAATCTGATAAGAAAAAAGTAGATGCTGCATTGACTGATACTACTAAGCAATTAGAAAAAGCAGAAGAACGCATCAAACGATTACAAGCTATGTTGAATAACCGCATCAATAATGTGCGTTCTATCCGTGGTGCTGGACTTGGTACAATTTCCGATTACATGGAACGAGCAAGAAAAGAGTTAGGTGCATTGCCTATCTCTAATGCGGTACAGTTTAAAACATATCAAAATAAAGCCGTAACAGCTGGTAAGAAAGCTGATAGAGCATTGGCAATCGGTGATGTGGATAAAGCACTTGGGTTCAAACGTGAACAGATGCTACAACAAGCAAGGGCAAGAGTAGCGTTTGAAAACTTTGAAAAGTCCAAGAAGTTGCGATTGAAATTGAAACAACAATTACAACGCATGACTAGACCTAAGAACCCTATTGCTATTGAACCTAATATGCGTTATTTCTATTCCCATATGGCATATCAAATGGGTTTAACTAAGTATGACGGCTTACAACCTGTTGATGGTTTTGATATGAATAGTGTGTTAGCTGCATTAGATCCTGATGTTGGTATTCTAAATCAACAAAGCATGGTTCAGTTAGAACCTTGGATAGTTGAGATGTTTTACTCTAAAACACCTAAACCGTTCCATTCCATCATCATGAATGAATTAGAAACACTAGAAGAACTCATGACTGGAATGTACAAGAACGGTAGAAATGAGTATGAGGGTACAACCATCTTGAACGATGAGGGTGAAAGTGTATCGTTTGAAAATGCAGTACAAGAAATCATTGGCGAGGCTACAGAAACTTTTGGTAAAGAAAGTGGCGATGTATTCAACAAACTCAACAATCAAACTAAGATGGATGCAGTAAGTGGTAAGTTGTATAGTTTCCACTTAGCATTGCTTAAAGTTGAAACATTCTTACGCAGAATGGGTGGCGGTAAAAATGGGTTCGCAGTTAAATATATCTATGACCCAATTAATCGAGCAACGCAAGCCTTTAATGAACGTAAAGAAGTATCAATGCTTAGATTGGCAAATGATGTAGGAATATATTCCAAGCGTGAATTATTTGATATTCGTAATGACCATCTATACACAGTTGGAGAGTTATACGGCTTAACCAAAGAGCAACTTATCATGATTGCCCTGAATTGGGGTACAGAAAGCAATAGGCAACGTGTAATGGAAACCACAAAAGCAAATGAGGTTGAAATTGAACGTGCTTTCCAAGAACACATGACTGATAAGGACTGGGAGTTTGTAATTCGTACATGGGATCATATCAATTCGTTTTATGAAGAACGCAGCCGAGTACAAGAGGAACTGTACGGAAACCCATTAAAGAAAGTAGAGGGTTTAACATTCTCTATCGGTGGTCGAAACATTGAGGGGCAATATTTCCCTATCGTGTACAACCCTAAAGTCAATGCATCTGTAAGCGACAACCAAGTTGAAGATATTGCTAAAACTATGGTAAGTAGTAATGCAGTATGGGGAACTGGTATGAGCGCTACTAAATCACGTTTAGATGTGGTTAAGGATAAATCATTGTTACTTGATTTTGATGTTATTCCTAATGCTATCACAGAGGCTATTAACCATGTAACCATGCGTAAAGCGGTAACTGATGTTAATAAGTTAATCAGCAATAGAGAATTGCAAAACTACATTGTAGATAAGTTTGGTGCTGATACATACCAATTCTTGCGCACTTGGGTTCGTGATAACTGGCAAGATGAACCAGCAAAGATTAGTGCGTTTGATAGATTAGTGCTTACGTTAAAGAAAAATACATCAACCGCAGTTATGGCTGGTAGAATATCAGTAGCTTTACAAAATGCATTGAACTTACCAGTAGCATTTTATCGTATCGGTGTAGGTAATACGATTAGAGCAATCAATCACGCAGGGTTAGGGTTCTATGGACACGGCACAACAACGTATAACAACACTAGAGATTTTGTATTAGCACAATCAATCTTCATGCGTGAGCGTGTTCAAACTTTGGATAAAGACTTGAAAAAGGGCTTATTTATTGGCGGTAAAGGCATTCGTATTAATGACACTAACATTGCTAATTATAGAGCAGAACAATTGGCGGATATTAGGGATGATATAAATCAAATGGGTTTCAGATTGCTTACGGAAACAGACTTTGCATTATCCATACCTGTATGGAAGTTTGCATATGATCAAAAGCAAGCAGAACTTATTGGTAAAGAGGGTGTAAGTACAGAATGGATAGAGCAACAATCTATCGAGGCTGGTGACAGAGCAGTCCGTGATATATTTGGTAGCGGTGATACTAAAGATGCTGCTGCTATTCAACGTGCTAGAAGTTCTGTTATGCAAATGTTTGTACCATTCTATTCCTACGCTAATACGCTTTATAACATCATTACAGAGGGTTACTACGCACGGAAAGATACTGGTGATTACGCAAGGTTCGTTAAAATGCTATGGTGGACATTGATTTCACAAGCAGTAGGTATGATGGCATACAAAGCTATGACGAATGGCGATGATGATAAACCAGAAGATTTAGCTAAGTCATTTATTGAAGAATTAGTTGCACAAGGCACTATGGGTATTCCTTTGGTTAGGGATATAACCAATATGGCTATGAAGTTTGTATTGGGAGAAAGACCTTATAACAAAGGAAATACAGTATTAGCTACAAGCATTGCAGAAAAATTCTATGATGTTAGTATCGCTATTGTAAGCGATAAAAAAGATGGTGTTGATTTAGGCAGAAGTCTTAGTCAGTTAGCTAACAGGGCAACTGGTTTTAGTGATACTGTAACCGATGGACTATGGACATTAGCTAAATATGCGTTCACCGATACCGATGCAAAACTAGAGGATGTAATCATGGCTATTGTATTTGACCGCAGACTTAAAACTAAAAAAGACAAAAAGAAACATTGATAAATAAGGACTATCCATTATGGGTAGTCCTATTTATATACAACTGAAAGGGGATGTTAAATTGACACCAGAAGTACTAAAACCATCTGTAGTGTATCAATGTGATGGGAGAAATAAGAAGTTTATTTTTCCTTATGATTTTGTACAAATCGAGGATGTTCGCCTAACTGTTGTTGACCTTGACGGCACAGAGGAAGTACAAACACACAACATCGCATATGACGAAATGGATAAGGCTATTATTTATCCAAATGATGGCGATGCATTGGCTAGTGGTAAGAAAGTTATCCTAGAACGTGTTACACCGATTTCACAAGATACAGATTTACCAGATGAGTACCCATTCGAGAATATCGAACATTCAACAGACAAAATCATTATGATCTTGCAAGAAATGAAAGCGGAACTAAACCGAAGTCTAAAAGTAAGACCACATAGCGATGAAAACCCAGACGATTTAGTGAAATTGATTGTTGAGCGTTCTGTAAAAGCTGCAGAAGATGCAATACGAGCAGTAGCAACTATCGAGGCTAAAACTGATAAGGTGTCTACTGATTTAGATGCTATCAGTCAGTTAAGTGCAGAAATCAAAGCATTGGCAGAACGTGCTGAAACTGCTGCTGATAAAGCAGAGCAAGTATCATACCCTAATGCAAAAGGTTTAGTTACAAAAGCTGATGCGGATGCTAAATACCAAACTAAAGATAGTTTAACAGGCATCGTATCTGTAAAAGATTTTGGAGCGGTTGGTGATGGTGTGGCTGATGATACCGCAGCATTTAAACGTGCTAATAATAACTTAGAAAACAAAATCTTATTTGTACCTAGTGGAATTTACAAATTAAATGAACACATCACATTTAACACAGTAGGTTCTGTAATGGATATGGGTACATACTCCAACATTAAGCCATTCTATCCTACAGAAACACCAATGCTTAAAGGTGCATCTAATATTGCTTTTGTGAAAAACATTCAATATAGCGAAGAGGTCAACCAATGCCAAGGGTTCACATACAACGATAAAAAGAATGTATTCGTATTAGCGTGTATCAATGGTGATGGCACTACTCAAATTCTGTACGAATTGAACGTTGACACATTGGAAATCGTAGGCACGTACAAGTTTAATGACCAAGACAAAATGGGGCATTGTAACACGATGTGCTACAACAAGTACACAAATAAGATTTATTTGGCCAATGGGTTAAAGAATGGAAATAACCTAACAGTACTTAATGCTGACACAATGCAATATGAACGCACTATTACATTAAATGAACGTGTATTTAATATTGCCTATGACCCAATCACACGAACTTATGCAAGTATCGTACCAATTAGTGGTAATAAACGTGTTCGCCAAATCAACTTGTACAATGATGATTTTGTAAAAATGAAATCATATCAAGTTGACTACCAATACGATGATTTCAATAACAATGGTGCTTTCATGTTGAACGGATGCATCATGAGTGCTACATTGGGTAGCCTTGTAGAATGTACTCCGTTTGGTACAGTTAAACAGATTATTGAGATTAACCCTGCTACTGAAATTGAGGATATTTCATATTATAATGGAAAATTCTATTTTGCGGTTCTGACTATGCAACCTAACAAGCGACATAAAGTAGATATTTATGTTGGTGATCCAAGCAGAGAGTATGAAAACTCTATCAACACGCAAAAGCTAACTAGCCTTGATTACCTAAAATTAACTGGTGGCAATGTAACTGGCGCAATTAAAATGGCTAACAATACCTTGATTGAGGGGTTCAAAACTGATGGTCATGGCGTTGGTATGGTTAAAGTGTCCACTAATGATGGTATAGAATTTGGCGATGCATCTGTTAATGTGTTTATGAAAGGGAAAGAATTTAAGCACTATGACGGAACAGATAGCTTTACCGTACTAACAACAAAACACTATGGAACTGCAATTTATAACAAGAAACAAATTGATGATGCATTTGTTAAGAAAGGTGATGTAGGTTCTATATCTAATGGTGCGAATAAACAAATGGTAATCACTCATCCACTATTCGCAGATGGTGCTACAGAATGTGGTGATTGTACGTTTATCGGTGTAGATGGTAAATGGTTTATCATCGATAGTTTACAGAAAACAGATGCTAACTTAAATTCTATTCTTAAATGTATGACAGATAACAATATTGATAAGTTTGAGTTTGGTTTTGTATCACACTATCATAGCGACCACATTGGGAATTTTGCAGAACTCATCAAGCGTGGCAAGATTGCTAAAATGTATCTACCTAACCCAGATAAGACTGAAGTAGTTGGTAGATATGGTATGACCGCACAAGTACTCAATACGATTGCTAATGGTATTAAGGCAGAATGTACTGATAAGAGTGTTCCAGTAGAAACTATCGAGCCTAAGACAATCAATTTCAATGGTGCATCCATTACTTTCTATAACTGTAGTGATGATGATTACAACTATTATCGCTCTATCAATAATGACGATTACAATAACGTATCCGCTTGTTTGGAAATCAACTATCTAAATCGTACTGCAATATTCGAGGGTGATAGTAACTATAACGCTATGGAACGAAATGCTATGCGTAACCCTGTCAATGTTGATTATTTGAAATCTAATCATCATGGTATCAGTAATGTTCCGTTGAGTTATCGCAAGTTAAACCCTAGGGATGTAATGGTTACGGCTACACGTAGTTTTGCAAAAGAAAACCTGTATGTACAGAATTATCAATCTACATTCTTACAAGGCGGTAGTAATTTGTACTTGCTAGGCGATCAGATTGTTTCGCCTAAAATTACTTACTACGGCAACGGACACATTGAATACAATAGGGAACTATTAAGAGATGGTACTGCTGGTCAAGCAACATCTTTAGAAATCTATGTAGATAGAAATTATACAGGTACGCTAAAAACTGGTGATGCACATTCTCCATTTACACATCTAGCTGATGCGGTAAGGTTTATTAATAACGCTAAACATTCTACGGTAACAGTTAAGATTAGTGCTGGTGAATATACTAGACCTGACGATATGGGCGATATAGATAAAAACCATACGGAACTACGATTGAGAAATATTCATAATAAAGTAATCTTCACAACAAATGGTAGTGGTACTGCAAATTTACCACCTATGGTTATTGAGTTCTGTAACAACATCTACTTTAAAAATGTATCGTTCCTTGGTACAAGTGCTAGCGATAACCGTAAAATTCAAATCTTTGATACAACGTGTACATTTGAAAATTGTAAACTTGATAGCGTTAAACAACCAAATAACAAAGATGGTAACAACGTAGTAATTCAATCACAAGATGATAGTATGTTGAAACTAATCAATGTGAACTTTACTGGCGGTTGGGCTGCTTTACAAGTGGCAGGTGGTATGGTGATATTAACTGGCACAGAAAACCATTGTAATACTAGCCATGCATATGTGCTACAAAGCGGTGTTGTAATGGTAGAAACACCATTTACAGAAAAGAATAACGTCAATAAATTTGATGATAGTTCAGCAAAAGAGGCAGGGCAAATCTATTTTAAAGCAGTTAAGAATACAGCTAGTATGCCTAACAACTTAATGGCAGGTACAATCGTTCCAGCTAAGAATAGAGATTTCCCACAAATTACACAATTTGTACAAATGAAATCAACTAAAGTGGCTGATTTCGTGTATTCATTGGCTAATATTACTGAAACAACTGTTCCAGTATTTACAGGTCAGATTGGGTACAACGGCGAAGAGGTGTATTTTGGCATCAATGGTAAATGGGTAAAGATTAGCAATTAGGGGAGTAAGCATGATAGAAGTTGTATTAGCACCTTTCATAGTAGAGGGGTTTAACGTAGTAGAGGCGGTGCGAATATCACTAGCTATATTTACGAGTGTTGTGTTGGTTTTTATTGATACATTGTTGCGTGTCTTAGTTGAGGCACGCAACTACAATCTAGCTACAAATAGAGAGATTACAATCAAGAATACTATTCTAGCTATGGTGTGGCGAGGTTGGGCACCAGTCGAGATTAATGGCAAAATACATAGATTTCTAGTAAGCGGAAAGCTAAGGGCAGATATGACTAAGAAGTTAGTTAAATCTTATCCTTGGCTTTTCTTATTGTCATTTATCTTATTGATACTGCCTGATGTAGATGTTCCTATGTTGGGTAGAATTGATGTATTCTTATCAACATTAATGTACTTAGTACCTATCTTAGTTGAGTTAGCAAGTATTGTAGAAAACATGATTGAACTTGAATTTGTGGAAAGTGCGTGGTTTAAACGTGCGATGAGTTTGGTTAAAGAGTTGATAGCGTTCGTTAAATCAATAAAGGATGCGATTAA